AAAGGTTTTCTGTAACCATGCAATGTATCATAGATGACAATAAGGGGTTTTGTTGTGAAAGAAAATCTAATTCTAAAGTAATTGTATTTATTGTGACGCTAGACCTATCAAATTCATTCTTTGTAGGATTTGTACTATAGTCACGTTTAGCCTGTTGACAAATTTTTCGAATGAGCTTGAACAATGCAAATTTGATTTCTTGAGCAAGAAAATATAATAATTTATAGTCTTTTTTATAACTTGAATAAACTATCGTATCTTTGACCAAATGCATTAAGAAGCATTCATCCAGATGATCTTTAAATCTAATATTATTAGATTTTAAAAATGCTCTATAAGATTCTATCTTCCAGGCCAACGACGCCTTAGGCTTGTTGTCGATAGCTATTAATTTGAATAATGTAACTAAATTAATATTATTCTGATAATCATCTGTAATGAAGTCCCGCTCCCATTGCATAAAACATTCCTTGAAGGAGTTCAAGCAAAACATTATGGCTTTTGGACATCGAGTAGTCTTTGAATCTATATAAGCTGTAGCGAATTTAAAAAACGGCACAGTTGTGTATAATGAATTTGTCATTCTAAAGTTTTAAGATAACTATTGAAGAAATGAATCCAGTCCTCTAAACGCATAGTGCATAAAATTTCTGCTCTATCGTCTTTTGTTATAGCTACGGGTATCTTGCCATTGACATTTGCGTCATCTATTGCCTGCCTTAACGCCGCCTTGATATTGCAACGTTTATGGCGTTTTGCTTCTACGTGGATTATAGGCATGTCAACGTCGGAGACTTCAGATCCGCCCCTACGACTTTGACCAATACCTCGTTTAGCTTCCATTGGAGTGTTGTCTGTGAAGTATTTTGCTAATAAGCGTTCAAATGTCGCACCCTTGATGCGGGCGCCACGACCTCTGGAAGTCATAGTTCACTCCTCTATTGTGTATTCGAGTTTTTGACTTTTTGTAATGTTATCAATTATTTTAAAGTCTAAAGCAGATTTAGTATCAAAATAAAAACTAGTTTTATTTTCAAATTGTTTAGTCCAAGTATTTTTTCGTATTTTACTTCGTGTACGTATAATATTGTCAGTAATTGTTTTGCAATGCTCGTAGTAATCTCTTACTTGATTCATATTTTCAACAGAAGTAATAAATGAGTCTTCAATTATAGGATGGTGATAATAGAACATTGTACTTGGTGTCGCTATCCTATAGTCTGCGGCGCTAAGAATGAGTAATCCTGCAGATGCGCAAAGTCCCGTAGCTTGAACAATGACGGGACAGGATAGTTGAAGTATTGTATCGTAAATTGCCAAAGCATCAGACACAGAACCTCCCTCCGTATTCACAACAATTACAATCGGTGCTTCTGCGTTTAGCTCCTCCAAATGTTTGAGCTGACTTATTAATAATAACGCAGAGGATTGCGTAATACTTCCGAAAAAAGGAATTTGACGGCTATCGGCACCGAAAAATTTCGGCTCGAAGCAATTCCAAGATTCAAAACTATCGCTTGTTAATAATTGGGCGATAAGGTTCTGTTTTAAGTCATCCATGAATTAGCTTTCGTAAAAGATTTTATGTTTTAAATATTCAGAATTTAATTTACTAAACTCTTGATAAGGGATTTCTAGAAAGATAAAATTCGAAGCCACGAGTGCCGTCTTTTTTCTATCATCACGATACTTGATATTATTGTGCGCTTTCATTTGATTCCAATAGGAATCGCTTGAGCCAAACGATTGCATTTTATAATGTTGAATACCATGTAATTCGATGATAACACTGTATTCATCAATATACCAATCAATACAATCTCTACTGTTAGGATATGTGGGTACTAAATCTTTAACAAGAACTTCTTGATAGCAATGTAACTGTTTGAAAAAATCATCTGTCGTGAAGATATCTCTGACACGGTTATGAAATTTTGAAGCAGATTCAAAAAGGAAAAATTGATTCTTCCAGGAAGACCTAGGCATCGAATTCATTACCAATAATGATTTCTTCATCCTTATTGAACCCGAGCACCTTGCGGTCTACCAGGAAATTAAGCAATGCGATCCATAAGGAATCGTCTTCAATGTGCACAAACCTTCCGGTTGGTGTAATTTGTTCTAAATAGATTTTTCCAGAAGGTTCGTGCAGTAGAGCGACATACTCAGATAAAGATCTTGTTGCCGTAGCCATGTGGACCCAAGGCCCACCCGTAAAAGTTTTTATTGGAAGGCTAATCCGAGCTCTAGACGCGAGTTTAAAATCTCCATAATTAGTCATAGGTGCACTCCTTTCGTTTTGAGCATTTATAATCGTCGCAATAAGGTCTTATAACGGAACTTTCGTTATTCGCTAAAAAGTATTGGAGCAATTCTTTGGCTCGTGTTGAGTCTTTTTGTGGAAGTATAGAAAGTGTTGTCTTTGATAATGTGTAATTTCTTTCATTTCTGTTTCTAAATGATGCCGGACGCACAGATAGGCAATGGATCTTTACTGGGGATTTGCCACGTTTTCGAAATGAGTAAATTTCATTTAAATATTTCAATTTAAGTGAATTGAATAAATCGTTATTAAGGTTATGTAAATCTAACCTTGGATAAAGCGATATTATATGCAGAAATTTCATCTTATTGTTTTGCATTATCATCAGATCAATATTAAGCCTAATTGGTATTGAGTTAAAATATACAATAGGCTGATGATTTGTCATTAGTGGAGAGTAAGTGGCTATTGGAAATAGTTTAAAATAATCATAAACTAGTGCTATCGCCCAATTATATAAGTACTGAGTATCATCAATAGATTTCATGGTGGGAAAAAACTTTAATATATTAGCTTTTAATATTTTGTTTAAGCTTTGATCAAAATCAACAATACTATTTTTTAATAACTTTAAATTTATATCTTTTAATGTTGTGAATAGCAATTCTTGCGATGGATCGAAATCGTATATTTTTCCGTCTAATCGATAGAATGCTGGGCATTTTAAAAAAGACTTTATCGCTTCCTCATCATAGGGCTTAATCATGGATCAAGGATTTTTATCGTAACCCCAACCAAGGCTCCGCCAATTACAGCAGATGCTATTGAGTATATTAGAGTTTTATTTTTTTGCGCCTCGTATAGTCTTGTCTTATCTACTAGTTTTATTTTTAAGATTTCATTTTCATCTATAATTAACTTGTATCTATCGTGTGAATCTTCCTGGCATTTCTCAAGACTGCGCTTGCATTCTTTTTTAAAGAATTCTTGGCTTTCATTTAATGTATCCTGAAAGGAATCCAGTTCTACTTTTAGTAAAGCTAAGTCAGCGACATGAAGTAAGTAGCCGTCTCCAGGGGCAACATCCCCAGCGAACAAATAGGGTAATACAAAGTCGTGATAGCCTAGCTTTAATTTAAAATCTATAGCCTTGGTCTCCGCTTCTTGAGCAAAAGCATTTGAAATGGTTAATGCTAAAACAATACAAGTGATAATTATTTTGCTGTTTGACAAATAGCGCATTTCAACTCCAAGCAAGCAGATCTGTATTTGGTTATTTTAGTTGCACAGGATTCTTGTTGCTGCTCAAGGCATTCATTGTGAACCCTAGCCTTGTCCTCTATTGAGGATTTACGCAAATCTTCAATTTGCTGATTCAATAAATTTACTTGATCAATTTCTAGTTTGCACATAAGTGCTCTTTGTTTTGGTTTCGGACTCAATGTATACCCTAGGGTCGCCCCTAGGGTCAAAGTAATACCTAGTGCAATAGACAAGGTCTTAACGTCACTGTAAGCGCGCAACATAGTGTTCATGTTCATTTGAATTCACCCTTAGTGGCTGTAGTCTTGGATTCATATATTTTTTTTATATGCTCAGAAATGAAGATGGGTTGAATGGTGTAGTCGTTTTTTTCTGCAGTATCAATAGCAACAATACTATAAGATGGTTGAGAATAATTTGTATTCAGATCATATACTATTAAGCCCCGTTGAATTAATGCTTTTTTAACTCTATCTAGAGTATTTCCAACGTGATTATCTCCAGCTTCCAGATAATAGAAGGTTTTAGTTTCGTGTATATATATTCCGGGTGTACGTTTAGGTTTCATTATTAGGCCGTTCTAAATAGTCGTTATTTTTAATAGTTTACTATCAATCGTAAAAGAATCCAATGATTCAATTAATATTGATTCTGCTGTTTTATCGAAACTGTATAACTGACCTGCAGTGAGGTAGACCGTATCAATTAGCTTGAACTGCTTATTGAAAATATAAAAAGCGACACATCCACAAACAACATAATAGTGTGCCGCCTCATATGCGTCGTTGGGTTTTTCTTGTATGTAGTCGTTTACGAATATTGTCATTTCAGTGATATTAATTTTTTCTTTAGAATGCAATATCTTTAATAATGGACTAGGCATCCTCATACTCATCTGCACCGATAACAATTACTTTGCGGCCATTACTAGAGACACGTCCTGCACGCTTTAAGTCTTTGAAGGTTTCTGCTTCGGATAGGCTCTCGTCGGTTTCCATAGGCTTCAACGAGACAGTTTTTGGATCCAAATCTAAAATTAATTTCTCTTTGAATCCTGAAATTTTATTTTTAGTAAACTGCAATAATAGTCTGGGGTGAATGATATTTTCTTCATCTTTCCAGAAGATCTCAACATGCTCCTTCCTGTCATGCAGGTCATTATAGACATGAAAGATGACATTTGGACGATACATTAAGGCTCTAGCATCAGCCAAGTCATCATCTACGGGTAGCTTTAACTTGCTATGGTCCATCGGCATATTCTTACGATATTCTGCAGTAGCAATCATACAAGCATGATATTTTATTGTGAGGTTTTTTTGCTGATTACTAATTGATGTCATCCGTGATGTTTGCTCTAAATTCATGTAGTCCATATAATTATGTGTATTGTCACAGATTGTTAAAATCTTTCTGTCTGGGTGCCTAGTTCGATAATATTTAAGATTGCGCTCTAAGGTGCTTAACGTTGCGCCATCTTCACTATCAATGATTACCAATCTTTCTGATTTTATAAGTTCTCGAAAGCATTCATTAGCCTTGTCAAAAGCATGAGTATACTCTATAGGGTAGTCTTTTAACGTTGCATTTGGTTGAACAACCATTCCGATAGTTAATTTTGGTCCGTCTGGAAATAGCATTCGATAAAGATTAGTTTTGATTCTCGGTTCAATTTGCTCATAACTATCATCAGTACTATGTATTATCACTGTAGTATTGTCATCTGACAAAGCCACATCAGTACCAATCATCAAGCAGGTCGCTGTCTTACCGCTGTTAGCTCTACCGCCAACATACATCAACGCTCCTGACGACCAGCTCATGCCACCATCCATGTTCTTTGCAAAATCCGAGAAATAGTTCATTTTGAACCCCGCAGCCATAGCATCAGCAGCGCTTGATTCTCTCACTGTTTGAATTGCGTCAAATCGATTAATTTGATAATTGATACCTATTGAGTCAGATTTAAATTCTTTCTCAATTAGATCCAACATCTGTTCGTGAGAAGACATGTGTGCACGAATATTATTCGGATCTTGTTCGACTGCTCGCATGTATGCTTCAGCAGCAGTCTTTGTTTTCTCTAGTTTCTGAGAGAATTTATTCGATCTAATTGCGTTGACATCAGCTAGTATTGCTGCGGTTGAAACAGTGGTGAACTGAGCCAGTTCTTTGACAAGTAGCTCTCGTTTTACTTCAGTTTCTTCAGCTGCGATGATAGGAACCATTTTTTGGCAAATTAAATCTGGCGTGTGATCTTCGCTAAATGAATTTAGTTGCCATTCAAAAGCAGACATTTTCGTCAAGTTTAAGTAGTCTTCTGGTGACGATGAATTTTTTAGAAATTCATCAGTGTCTTTTACGCCATCGTGACCCTTTGGGGGCATAACTACGTATGTGCTAATACCTGAAGTGGCCTTCAGGATATTTTCAAGAACTCTTTGCGTCGCAGCATAGCCAGGTGCGTCCCAATCGAAGTTTAAATATAATTTTCTTATGCCAATTTGTTTTAAATAAAACAAATGCGTTTCAGTGAATGCGGTTCCGCATACCGATACAGCATTCTTAATACCTAAGCGATATAATTGCATTAGATCACCAGGGCCCTCAACGATATAAAGGCCGTACTTTTTAGCATCCTTATATGCAATATCAATACCCATCAATGCTTTATTCTTTTTATAAATGCTTGATTCTGGGCTGTTAATATATTTTGGAGTATTGTCTTGTTCGAATTGCTGGTTTCGGCAAATAAACCCAACGGTTCTTTTACAGTGGTCCTTTATTGCAAAGGTTATCTTATTTAAATTAAAGTAATCAGTATATCTCGTACTGATTAGGGCAGTGCTATTTATATAATCTGCATCCCAACCCTTACCGACCAAGTCGGCAACAAGCATGCTCTTGTCCAAAGACCCTACTGAAGTAAATGTTTGAATCCAATTTCTTTCAACCATATACTCGTTGTCTTTGGCCTTCGTTGTTGCGAGTACATCAGCTATATCTTGCGCTAGCTTATATAGCTTTATTCGCTCTTTGTCTTCTTCAGAGAGAACTCCAGGTGAATATGGAATATTTAGTGTGTCGCATAGTGTCGGTATGGTAATCGTTAACCATTCGCTACCGCTCAAAGGTAGCTGATCGAAATGCTCTGCACAGGTAAAGATATCGCCATAGAAGTTGCATGAAAAACATTTAACTGTTTCATTGTTCGTCCGAGGATTTAAACCCATGTTGGGTCGTCCAGTATCATCGTGCGCGAAACAGTGAAACTTTTTATTTAAGTCAGTATCTGCAGGTAGTTTTTGAAGTAAATAATCAGACAGTTTAGCTCTGAGTAGAGCTATTACTTCATCAGTGTCGGTAATGTACATTTTTTTCCTTTTACATTTTGTATAAATTTTACATCCGCTTATGAAGGATGTATGTCGTGCTTTAAAATAAAGCACTTAAGGTGATTTTAATGAGCTAGCCTTCTTAGGGGTACTCTGAATACAAGGCCATATAGCGAGGTGTCGGCCACTCTATTGTCGTCAAGAATCTGTATCTGCCACCCAGGGCACCACTACAGGGTTAATTCAATTGGTTCTTGATCTTTGTCAAAACATAATTCTTTGTAATCACAAAATCTACACTGCCAGTCACCCTTTGTTACTGGCTTAACAACGCGCGACTTGCCTTCTTCAATTTGCTTTTTACGCTTCTCATGCTGAGTTGTGTCTACCTTGCCCAGCAGTCCTGCTTGGTACATTTCCTCGATACGCTCTTCTGTATACTTTAATGAATAATCACGAGAAGGTATTTTGGCTGACTCACCGTTGGGAGCTATAGACTCTTGTATAAGTTTATAATTTTCTAAAATACTTTGTATGGTAATTTTGCTATTTACTTTTTCTGCGTTAATGGGTGTGTGTCCTTGATAGTATATATAGTCAAGATTATCGTCACCCTTCTCGACAGTGATTAAATACTCGGCATACCTACCTGTATCTCTGGCACCATAAGTTAAAAATCCGGGTCCAAAATTATCTGTACTGTTTGCATACCACCATTGGTAAATACCAATTTGCATTAAGTGGGACTCTCTGGGAGTTCCTAGCTGACCGCGTCGCTGTTGAGATTCAGTACCTAGCACGCTATTCGCGTTAAAACCATAAACTGATTTTACCTCAACAACATGCATTATTGAAGTTGTTGGGTCCACTACAATTAAATCTATTTTTCCTGAGATATTATATCCGGGCACATAAATATTTATTTGCGACCCGATATAAATTCCAGACTCTTTGGCCATGTTTATACAGTAATCTTCATACAGTTCCCCTTGAATCCAAATCCAACGCAAGTACGGGTCTACTGGTAGTTTATGCTCTTTAACTAGCTTTACCAACGGTTTTAAATGTTCGTATTTTGGATCGAATTCATACTTATCTTTAGCGAATCTAAAGAAAGCTTGACGTCTACATTTTCCCAAAACTTTATCGTCAACTATGGCTGTTGCAGAACTGGGCCATAGTGTAGGTGCTTTTTGTTCACCCATCCTTGGTTTTCGTAAATGCTGCGAAACATGGTTAATAAACGACCAGGACATTAATTATCTTCCAGGTCAACAGAGGAATCTTTCAGTTCATGTT